CTGACGTGTAATCGTGGACTTCTGTAGCTGAATATCCATCGTCCGATCTGCCAGAGATTGACCGAAGAACTTATGCGGTACAGGTATAGGACAGATAGAGTGGAATGGAACATAGTCTGTTTCTTCGTCCTCAAGTATCTCAGAGCCGCAATAGACAATACGGCGTAACTCAGCAATACCGTCATCATCTTCGTCAATACGGATATAGCACTCATATACCTCTAGCACCTGCATAGAGAAGTCTAGAGACGTATTCTGGTCTGGCTGCTCGCCATTTGGGAACCTTGCAATACGTTCAGCATTGAACTCAAGATCATTATAAGTTGGCAATTCGTCAACTGTATCCTGATCGTAGCCAATAGCAATTAACTCTGAACGAGTCATCAAGCGACGATGCGCTACAAAACTAGCTTGGTCAATAGTCTTAGCTGACTTAGAGATAAGGAACTCTTCAGGTGGTACATTCTCAATCCTTACCTGACCTGATTCTTTAATGCGTTGGACATAGACTTCAAACTTAGGGACTTGTATGACATTACCCATCATGTCCGACATTTCCGTATATTCTATTTCCTGCTTGACAACCTTTAGAGTCTGATCCGATAGCAATAGAGCTAGTTCATCTTCTGACAGATTCTTGTATTCTTCCTTCGTTACGTCTGTAGACTGATCCCAATATGACTTAACTACGCCTACCTTTTGCAGCAGGGCATCTTTAAACCAGTTGTGGAGGATAAGCATTCCATCATTATCACGATAGAAAGCCCAGTTACAGTAGTCGGTAGCCTGTCTAGCTGACTCCTCGTCTTTCGGACCACGAGGCTCAAAGTAGACAATATCTTCGGTAGTCGTAAATACACGCATTAACTGTGGCAATGCACCATCGATAGCCTCAGCTACCTCGCCAGTTACGATCTGGCTGCGACCTTCTTGCTCATTACCGTAAGGATAGCGTAAGTAATACTCTAATGCCCTCTTACGATCTTCGGTAGTCTCAGTATCAAGATAGCCAATAGAATTATCTATTTCATTCTCGATAATGCCTTTTACTTTGCCTTCATCCATCATAATGCGTTCCTCTTAGGATTTTCGCAATTATACAATCCATTTAGTGTTAATGGGCAAATCTGACTGCCATGAAGTTTCGTCTTGGTCAAGGCTTATCGCTAAGTACCTGAATGCGTCTGCTGCATGGCTAGACCAGTCGTGTAGCGGCTTGTCGTAGAACACTTGCTGTCTCTCGTTATATTCCCTGCGGTAGTTCCTCAAAGCATCTAATCCTGCCCTAGCTTTATGATCGAACCAGCATTGCGGTAGTAGCCTTCTAACGGCTTGTATACCGTCTGCAACCGACAATCTAGGAGCTACAGTTATATCGAGTCCTGCTTCTTGCAAAACCTCTTTACGACTCTTTCCTGTGCCTAATTCTCTTACTTCGACGTCATGCGGGAGGAACTGCGTGAATCCTTCATAGTCATTATCTTTGAGCCAGCGTATATACCAGTCCAGACCGACTCCGTGATTTTCGACGTAGTCAATAAGCCGCACCTCTTTGCCCACCGTCTGACATATCCAGATACTTGTACTATCAGAAATACCGAGGTCCCAAGCAGCATAAGACTTACACAGATCATCACGCTCAATGGTAGTGATTCTATTCTTCGCTTCGAGATCGTTAATAATCTTGCCATAATAGCTACCTTGAATAGCGGCATCAAAGGAACATTCAAATTCCTGAAAATACCTATCGTCACCCATCTCTTTACGAGCAGCCCAAAGTTCCTTCTCGCTAAGAATACCTGTTTCACTAGCCTTGAACTCTAGTAATGCCCAACCTTCGGCAGTCTTAGCCCTATCGCGGAAACCGAGGAAATGATTTTTACCTTTCGGTGTGCCAATGAATAAGCACCACGTAGGAGCCTCGTCAGTATGCCTGTCCGCTAATGCAGGACGTATAACTTCATTCCATATTCTAGGGTTTTGATCGCCTATTTCGTCAAGGATAACGCCATCGAAATACTGCCCACGCAAGCTATCAGCATTATCAGAGCCGTAAAGACTAATGCGCCTACCCCAAAAGTCAACTCTAAGCTCGCTGATATTAGCCACAGCACCAAGAGGACGAGTAAATTCCAGCAGGTAATCCCAAGCCACACGTTTCGACTGTGCGTAAGTCGGAGCAATATAGGCAAATCGTGGGTTTTGTTTAGTGCACTCAATGGCAGCCTTGATTAGATGGTTAATCGCGCTAACAGTCTTGCCCATACGACGATGAGCTACTACGACTGTAAACCTGTGCTTGTCTACTGCCTCATGAATCAGCCTTTGCTGTTCTCTTGGCTTATAAGCGATCTCGATTACTTCTGCCATGTCACCACGTGCTGCTGAGGAGCACCATCAACGCCACTTATCTCAGTCCTAGCCAGCTTAGGTATATGGTACTCACTTAGCTTATTCATTAGATCAAGTGCCTTATAAGGATCGTCTTGAGCTACCTCATTAAGCCATCTGTCCATGTTCCCTGCATTGCGCTCTAATAGGTTAGCAATAGCCTCTCGGACTATCTGAGTGCTCTTATTAGGCAATCCTTTAGGTCTACCCGGACCTGCTAGTCCTTCTCCGATTTTCGGTGTTTCTTTAACAGTATTTGTTTCCATTTTTGCATTATCCTCTGGATGTCATGCTTACTTACGTTTCTCTTGCTGATTACTTAATAATCCTGTTCCTACAGGAGCAGCTACAAACATCTCTTTACCAAACTTTTTCATTAAACTTGCACGTTCTTCTGGTGTTGCATATTCGTAAACGTCTTTAATGCCACGTTGCTGCAAAATATCTTTGACTGATTGTGCTGAATTCTTAGGAATAATTGCCCCTCTAAACTCCTCAAGTCCTACTGCCCTTTGTGGCTTAATCTCAAAAAACTCAGTAGGCATTCCTTTAAATGAATCTAAAAATGCTTTGATGTCTGCCTTTAATACTTCAGGAGCCTTATCGTATTCTCTATTCAAAACTCCAAAATTCTTAGTTTGCGCTATCTCTAATAAGGCATCGTCAGCACTATATTTTGGATTTACTTCTTTTAATCGTGAATATAAATCAGAATAAGCCTTGCTTGTTTGGTCTTTAATCTGAGTCATTGCTTTATTATCTGTAAGCAATCCTCTGCTTGATTGTATTTCTGATAATTTTTTAAAGTTTGGACTAACTGCTGCTCTTATATTTCCAGCACCATAGTGCCAATTTTCTGTAGCAGCACCACCCTTCATTTCTTTAACTATATTATCTAATGTTGCATCTCTATACATTCTGTTTCCAGAATAAGTATATCCTTTAAATAACTTTTCTTTAGGAGCAGCACCTGATTCAGAAAGACGATTATCAAAATTAACTAACCAATCGCTATATTCTTTGTTTAGATTATTTACTCTAGCACTTACCTCACCAGAAAAAGCATAATCATCTTTAAATTGAGACTTTTCTGGCAATAAACCTTTTTCCTGAAGAAACTTTGACTGGAATAACTGAGAATAGTCTCTATCCTTCCAGTTTTGCATTACTTGGTTAGGGTCATATCTATAATTCTCTGGAAGTTTTCCTTTTAAATCAGAAAATATATTATTAAATTGATTTGTTGCTTTTTTGTCAAACTGATAATCTATTGCTGGGAATCTTTTGGTATATGCATCTGCTCTATACACGGGATTTTTTGCACTTGGAACAGCAAATTCTTTAGGGGCAATTAATGTAATATCACCAAATCCCTCATAAGGAACAGATGTTTTACCTATACCTAGTGATGGAATTGGCAATCCACCAAGTTTATTAGCAAATTGTAGATTTTGAGGCGATAAATTATGCATTACTACTAATTCTTGACCAGCTGGAACATTAGGAACAAATTCAGACATTACTTGAGATTGAGTTGGGACAATTGGTTTAACAGATTGCAATAATCCTGTCCTAGCTGCATATTGCTCTGCCATATTGCCAAGCTCAGGAGCCAAGTATCTGCCAGTAGCTACAGTACCTTTAGCAGCCAACCTACCAGCAGCAGGAGCCATAGGTAGTAAATTACCTACAGTTTCCTTAGCCTCTGGACGCAACTGTGTAGCCATGCCAGTACCAAGTACGTTAGGCATACCGTAGGCAGTATTCTCAAGAGTCTTTACCGCAGATGGAATCCCAAGCAGATTAGTTAATGCACGAACTGGATCATTCTCATATCCAAACGGCTTACTTGCTGCTTCATTTATATAATTAAGCAGACCAGCACCGTAATAGGCTGGGTAATTAGATACTGGTGTTTGGCGTATGTCAGCCATAGAATGCCTCGTACATATCCGGTCTGTTAGTCTTTATCCATTCCCTCGGTTCTTCATGGCACTTAGCAAAGTCTGTTCCAACCGTCTGACTTCCTGCATGATGAACGTATCCACGACTAACAAAGTGGAAATATCCTGCTTTGCCTAAGTCATGGCATATTATATTGTCTGAATACCAATTAGTGCTAGGGAATTGTGCTACATCCCATGCCTCTTTACTTATCGCTGCGAAAATAGGAGCAATTACATCAGTCATCTTGATGTGTAACTCGCTCTCCCACTTTAACGCTGAGAATACGTCATCTTCCTCAGCTACTCGTATATTCTGTGCTGGTAGTACGTAATCTGATCTTGCACCTAAGA